AAACATTATTCATTATCTTTATATTTTATATTAAGTCTATCAAATATATATTTTCTAACTGTACAATCCAATGCTCTTACAGAACCATCATATTTATAAAAATTATCATATCCCATCCAGTATGTAATACCATTATAATCTACTGCTGCATGTTGAGCAATCATACCACAGTTTGTACCAGCTTGTGTAAACTTAAATGTAAATGGTGGTCCTGCAAACTGCATTAACCAAAGTGAATTATCTGTCCATATATTAATGGCTGTTCTTGAACGAACACTACCTACAATTCTAGTACCATCGGTCAAGACTACCTCACCAGATGTAGAACTTACTGAAGGAACCCAATTAGTACGATCATCTTGGTCAGACCAACGTACCAACATTGGATTAAATGTACCACTTACAGTAGCAGTAGCAGAATATTCATTGGCTCCCAAGGCTATTAGATGCCTATCATTAGGAGATACAACAATTGAGTTAACACTAATAGGAGAAGTAGTTATAGATGTAGCTCTAATAGGTACAGTAGAAGCATCACTATTAAAATAATATATATTACTTCCATTTCTGTTTGCTACAACATCATCGCCCCAATTATCAAGACTCCATTGTGTTATATCAAAAACAATATCAGTAGCATCTGCACTGGCTGCTTGATTCCATGCTCTTGTATCAGAAGCACATACAGTAGCTTGATAAGGAGCAGCACCATAACCTGTACCACCAACAGCTATTGAGTTTCCTGTAGGTATCAAATAATTAAATGTAGCTGACCCTGTATCACTTGCTGTAGCATTAGCAGCATCTGTTACAGAAATTGTAAATACAGCAGCACTATCTACTGACACAACTTCATAGGTATTGCCTTGTAGACTAACATTATTAAATGCTGCTGATGAAGTAAAATAAACATAATCTCCAACAGTTCTACCATGTGCAGCATCTGAACAACAAACTCTAGTACTACCAGAAGAAGTACCAAAAACATTTGCTAAAGTAACGGCTGTTGTAATTGGTGTTATATCTACAATCCTATCACCATCATGTTCATAGAGCCTATCAGGTGTACCAAAGACAGCCCTTTTTATATTATTATTACCACTTTTATATGTAATTAAATCTCTAGCATTTCCTTCAAATGTAGCACTAACTTTTGTTTCATACCCACGCATATTCTCAGGTTTACCTGCACGAAAGCGAACACGATCACCATCATACCAATTACCTTGTTCTTCATATTGAGTAGACTCTCTATGAAGACCTGGTTTAAAATCAAATTTAGCTAGTTTAGTCATTTACTATTACTTTAAATCGTTTACCATTACTGCATCAACTTTATCAGAAGCTCTTACAGAGAATACTAATAAATCAACAGAGCCTCCTGCTGCAGTTAGAACAGGATCAGACCCACCTGCAAACTGAAATACTGAATTATAACCTAGAGTATGACCTCCTCCAGAATTTTGTATACAATAGATATGTCCTGTTTGTCCTACTGTTAAATTAGTAGGGGCTGCTAATGTTCTATCACCACCTAGAGTTACCAAAAACTGATTATTAGAACCCATATTCATTACAATACTTGTTGCATCTGCAATCGTTGTTATTGTCTGGTGTACAGGTGCATCAGCTATTGATATAGCTCCTTCAAAAAGTATTGTACTTTTATTAACTTGTGCGCCTTCTACTGTCACAGTGCTTTTAAAATTAGCTGCACCTGATACAGTAACTGTAGAATTAAACTTAGCGGCACCTTCTACAGATACAGCAGCTTTAAAAGTACCTGCACCCACTACTGTTACAGTACCTGTTATTTGAGTATTATTCCCTACAAATAAATTATCAGCAACACAAACATTATTGGGTAAAAGATTAGCACTTCTTACTGAAGCTCCATCACAAACTACATGTTGAAATGTAGTAGTGGACCTTCCTATAGTAACACCAGTATTACCTGCTACTCGCATCATTACAACATTACTATCAGCATTAGCAGATACAGCATTTAATACAGAATATGATTTACTTTTATTAGGAATAACAAGAAAGATTGATGTAGCTGCTGTTCCAATAGAACCTGTTATTTTTAAAAAAGCATTACGTGATTGGTCATCAGCACCATCATTAGCCGTTAAGTTTACTGTTGCAGCACTTCCAATAGATACTTCTTCATATCCAGCTATTGCTTGATCAGCAAGACTAATAACACCATCATTTAGAATCTGACCCCAACTATTAGGGTTCTCTCCATCACCCTGTTTAGTCAGTCTTAAATTAGTTGTGTATGTACTTGCCATTTAACATCTCCTGATATAATATCCATAACATTTTATTTATCCTTGTGTACCTGTAATTGTACCATTGTTTGTAACACTTACTGTATTAGAGTTCTTTTTAACTGCATATCCTGCAGAACCACCAGTACCACCTGTTCCTTGAGTGCTACCTTGTGATGCGTTTGAACCATTACTTCCTGATGCACCATAATTACCACCATTACCTCCAGCACCTGAAGTTGCAGGTCCACCACCATCATCATGAGTTTCACCTGCACTACCAGTTCCAGCAGCATCTGTACCAGCACCACGACCACCAAGACCACCAGTAGCATTTGAATCACCATCATAGTTTTCTACGATTGCGCCACCACCTCCACCACCTCCACCCCCACCTGCAAGGACAGAAGCACCAGAGTTTACAACAAGAGTGGCATTACATGCAAATGACATGGCATCACCACCATCTCCACCATTACCACCATTGGCTTGTGATTGTTGAGTAGAAGCACTACCTCTAGCACCACTAGCACCACCATAGCCTTTAATATCACCACTGATATATACTATTACAGTATGTATACTACCAATAGTACCTGTCTGCCATGCTGGACCTTCAAGATTAGTACCTGCAGCTTTAGAAGTTAGAGTCACACCAGAGTTTAATCTATAGGTAATCTTTGTTGGTATATCATTATCAAACCCTGCTGCATCAAGTAATGTTCTGAGATTAACATTCTCAGCATCAGAGGTAGTAGTAATATCAATACCACCACCCATAGACATCATAACACTTCTTTGAAACCCTGACATTACTTAACTTTTGGCCTTTCAACACATTTTCCTGTTTTTATTTCTGCATTAACTGAACTATTAACTATAGCTTTTACCTGTGCTTTATAAATTTCACATTGATATTTTTCTGGAAATGGACCTATCACAGCTTTTTCTTCCACAGGTATATTCATAGGAGCAAGTGTAAGAAAAGCTATAACTGATATATAATAAAACATTTATTTTAAATTAATTTGAGGAAACTCAGGTTCTTCTTCCTCAACCTCTACTGTTTTAATTAGTTCTTCTGTAAACTTATCTTGAGCAACAACTACTTGATCTAGTTGAAACCTTAAACTATTTGCCTTTAGTTGCAGGTCACGTATCTGATTTATAAGATACCTTTGACCTTCATTAAGATTATCTTCAATATATTCTTGACCGTTAATTGTTACTACGTTGTTTTCAGTTTCCATTATCCTATCCATTAATATAGTTTACGCCAGCAGTGATAGCATCAGTATATGAAGACTTATCACGACTATCTGCTACTGCCCAATCTTTATCTAGTTGAAGTTCAAGATGGTCAGTATTACGTTTTACCATTAGCTTTACTTCTTCTTCACTGCCAAACATTTCTAATGCGTCAGTGTTATCGGCAATAGTATCATTTATTAAAGTAACACTATCATCCATTGCAGAGAAGTGTGCATTAATTTCTTCTGCAGTTGGTTCTTCACTCATTTTACTTTCCTTTCAAAGTTTTAATTTCGTCTTTTAGTTCGTCAATTTGTGCTGATAGTTCTTTCACAGCGTTTACCAAAAGCCATTTAATGTCACTACCATCTACACTTAAACAGCCTGTTGTTTCTTCATTTATAATTTCTGGTAGAAATGTTTGTACCTCTTGAGCAATTACTCCTAATTGAACGCCTTCACTATCTATAGCAGAATCTTTAGGAAGTTCATCAATTTCATCAGGGGTTCTATATTCAAAGTTACGAACTTGAATCTGGTTTATTTTCTCAAGACCTATATTGTTATCAACAATATTCTTTTTAATTCGTCTGTCAGAAGTTGTTGCAAAATCGGCTGAGTTATTACCTGCATAAACGGCTCCACTTCCTGGTGCAATAAACGCTGTTGAATCACCCTTACCTGTAGCGTTGTTTGCACCGATAATTATTTCATGGGTACAATCTGTAGCTGAATGGTCATTATTATTTCCAACTGAAATATTGTAAGAGCCTGTTGTTCTTGTAGAGCCTTCATCGTTGCCCAGACAAACATTGTAAGACCCTGTTGTAATTGCCTGACCAGCATAGTTACCAAAACAAGTATTATTAGCTCCTGTTGTAATTGATAATCCTGCGGCAAGACCAGTGGCTACGTTTTGACCTCCAGTTGTAACAGCACTTAAAGAAGCATGACCAACTGCAACTGTGTTTGCAGCGGTAGTTAAAGCATCAGCCGCTGCATATCCAAGAGCCGTATTGTTACTAGCGGTTGTACTAACACCTAAAGAAGCAACACCTATAGCGACATTACCAGCACCAGTAGTATTTGCATCTAAAGCCTGATAACCTACAGCAACATTAGAACCAGCAGTCGTAGTTGCACTACCAGCTTCAGCACCTATGAATGTATTACCAACTCCTGTAGTCGTTGCATCTCCTGCTTGGACACCAAACATAGCATTATGAGTACCTGTTGTAACTGCTAGTCCAGAATCATATCCTACAGCAGTATTTGCATTTCCTGTTGTATTAGCAGCTAAAGCTCTATATCCAATTCCAGTAGCAGCGTTACCTGTTGTAAAAGCAGTCCCAGAATTATAACCTACAAATACTACACTATGTCCTGACGTTACAGCATCACCAGCATAAGCACCTACAAGAGTATTACTAGAACCAGTTGTAACAGCAGCACCTGCCTGTGAACCAAAGGCTGTGTTGTTTGTACCATCTGTACACGCTGTAAGAGCATTGTGGCCCATAGCAGTATGTTGACCAGTTGTTACAACAGCATCTAAAGCTGCAAAACCTACTGCTGTATTTTGCGAAGCTGTAGTTTGCGCTCCACCAGCAGCAGAACCCACAAATGTATTTTCTGAACCTGTTGTAAGAGCATCACCAGAGGTACTTCCAAAAAAAGTATTATTTGAACCTGTAGTCAGTGCAGCAGCACTACTATGACCTACTGCCGTATTTGTTCCACCTGACGTTAATGTAGTCATGGCATTATGGCCTATAGCGACGTTGCTATTTCCTGTAACAACAGCGTCCATACACCAACCACCGATTGCAATATTGGAAGTACCTGTTGTCATTCCAGCACCAGCACCGTAGCCAATCGCAACATTAGGAGTTGTGCCACTACCACTTGCTGTCAATGCACCAAGGGCATCATTTCCAATAGCGATACAGTTTTGAACGCCATCTACACCAGCATCCATAGCATTATAGCCAATTGCAACATTGCCACTAGTCGTTGTTAAGGCTCCTAACGCATCATCTCCTATCGCTACGTTTTGAGCAGCAGTAGTCATTGCATCACCAGCATGATAACCGATTAGAACATTTGAAGAACCTGTTGTTAATGATAAACCAGCATCTTTACCAATTCCAATGCTAAACTGCCCTGTAGTAGCTGCACTCAGAGCTTGGTAGCCAATTCCAACTAAATGATTTCCTGTGGTACAAGCATCTACTGCATTTGTACCAATTGCTACATTATTTGTTCCTGTCGTATTTGCACCCAGAGCAGAAGCCCCAACAGCTACATTATTACTTGCAGTTGTATTTGCATCACCAGCCTGAAATCCTAGAAAAACATTATATCCACCTGTTGTTATAGCCCCACCAGAAGAATCTCCTACCAGAGTATTTCCTGTACCTGTTGTTATAGCATCTCCAGCATAACCACCGATAATTACAGAAGAAGCTCCTGTTGTCATTACATTACCAGCTAGATAACCAATTGCCGTATTGCCAGTAGCAGCATAGGAAGCTCCCCCTAATGCTCCTGAACCAATACCTACATTATTACTTTCTGCATCAAATCCATCGCCAGCCCCATATCCTATGAGGACATTATTATCGCCTGTAGTCAGGGCTGTTCCAGCTTCATCACCCACTGCTACGTTATAGTTACCACCTGATTCTATTGAGTTACCTGCATTAACACCTGCAGCAAAGTTAGATGTACCTGCTGTTTTCTTTTGTATGTCAGCAGTAAATACTGCATTACCAACAACTGTCACAGTAGATGCAAAGTGAGCAGCCCCTCCAACAGATACAGTACTTTGTAAATGTGTAGCTCCTACAATAGTTGTAGTTCCACCTACTATTAACGCTCCAGAGACTGACACATCATCTTCAAATTCAGCTTTACCTGTTGCTAAGAAAGTCCCACCTACTGATGTATTACCAGCTATATTAACAGCCCCACTTACAGATACTGCATCTTCAAAGACTGCTGCACCTGCAACTGTTACTGTTGAAGCAAAGTGTGAAGCCCCACCTACACTCAATGTTGATGCTAGGCTAACTGCACCTGTTACACTCAGAGTCCCACCTACTGATACATTACCACCTACAGCTAAGTCACCTGATACAGAGACATCACCATCATAGGTAATACCACCTCCAGCAAAGAACGTACCACCTACTGATACATTACCAGCTACATCTAAATTACCACTTACAGATACACTATCTTCAAAGATTGCTGAACCAGCTATTGTTACTGTAGAGTTAAGTTGTGTAGCTCCACCTACAACTAATGCACCAGAAACTGATACATCATCTTCAAACTCTGCTTTACCTGTAATATTACTTGTACCACCTACTGATACATTACCAGCTACATCTAAAGTTGACCCTAAACTTGTAGCTCCTGCTATAGTTGTAGTACCACCAATGTTTACATTGCCTGATACTGATACACTATCTTTAAATGTTCCAGCACCTGCTACTGTTACTGTTGATAGAAAACTAGATGCACCACCTACACTTAATGTTGATGCTAAACTTACTGCACCTCCTATAGTTGTAGTACCACCAATATTTACATTGCCTGATACTGATACATCATCTTCAAATTCAGCTTTACCAGTTGCAAGGAATGTACCACCTACAGAAGTATTACCTGCTATATTTACAGCACCGCTAACTGACACAGCATCTTCAAATACAGCAGCACCAGCCACTGTTACAGTAGATGCAAAGTGTGATGCACCTCCTACACTTAATGTAGATCCTAAACTAACGGCTCCAGCTACTGTAACTGTACCACCTATATTAGTATTACCACTAACAGATACATTAGATTTAAATGTGCTATTACCTACAAAGTTAGATGTTCCACTAACAGATAATAAACCACCTATGTGTATATACCCTGATACAGATACATTATCAACAATACCAACAGAAGCCTCTACATTAGTTAGATTTGAACCATCACCATAATAGTAAGCTGCTGTTACATTACCACCAATACACGCATTACCACCTATAATAATATTACCACTTACCGATACATCATCTTCAAAGGTAGCTTTACCTACAGCTTTAAATAGACCACCAACACAAGCAGATGTTGCTACATCAAGTCTTCCACTTACTGATACATCATTTTTAAACTCTGCTTTACCTGTAAATGTAGATGCACCAAGAGCTTTAAATGTACCACTTACTGATACATTATTATCAAAAGTAGCAGCACCTTCTACTGTAACTGTAGATTTAAATGTAGCTGCACCAACAGCCGTTACAGTGCTTTGAAGTTGTGTTGCTCCTGATACTGTTACTGTAGAACCAAACTGTGCAGCACCACCAACTGATACAGCAGCCTGTAAATGTGTAGCCCCTACAATAGTTGTTGTACCACTAACATATAGATTACCACCTACTGTTGCATTGCTAACTGATATATTACCTGCAATCGTAGCAGTAACACCTGTAATATTAGAACCATCTCCATAAAAAGCTGAAGCACATACTTTATCATCGACATGAAGATTACCATCAAGAGATGTATCTCCTGTTACAGCAAGAGTTCCTGTAAACTTGGCTGCACCAGTAGCAAGTTGGAAAGAACTATCAGTGCCATCACCAGTTTCAATAGTAGTCAGGCCAGCACTAACACCACTGTTAGTACTTACTCCTAATCTAAGGAGTTGCTTATAAGTATTTGATATTAATTTTCCTGTTAATTCTGTCATATTGTATTCCACCAGTTGTCAGTATCTTCCCATTTGGTTGTTGCTTGTTGCCATGTAAGACCTCTTCCACCATCATCAGGTCTTGGGTCACGTATAGCAGGATTATCTCGTACATCAGGTACTTTATTTTGTGGATGATTTTTTAAATCATATTGTCCTTCAAAACAATCTGGACAGGTTAGCATTTCATAACTATTTTTACGCATTACTCTATGTGGATATACAAACCCACATGTATCACACATTGCTAATGCATTTTTATTACTTGCCATTATATATACCTTAGTCGAGGTACAACTTTCATAGTTGCTCTTTCTCTATCTTCCTGCATAGCTCTTGCAAGAGTTTCTTCATAGTTTGTTTTTAACATTGTTATTCTAGCACCTTCTACACCCGGACGTTTCATTGACATATGATATGCTAGGCCACATGTAAGACAAGGTAAAAATCTTTTAGGTAAATCAGCATTCTGTCCTGCTGACTTATCTACATCTTGTAGTTCACTAATAACTTCTATCTTTATAACATCAGTAGAATTTTCAGGTATAGGCCATAAAGAAAGAACAGGATTAGCTCTTCCTCTACGTATTGAATACTGAGAAGGTCTTCCTGTTTGTGTTTTGTTTGGTATTAATAAATATTCTTCAGGAGATATACGTTCTAGTTGTAAGTCTGTATCATCTCTATTGAGTACAACTTCAAGAGCATCTACTGTGGAAGAAGATAAATCATAAGCTGTTGTACTTGCAGCAACAGTTACAGAAGAAACAGAAGTACTCCAAAGAAGAACACCTCTATTCTGCCAATCCTTTAACATAAGATTTATAGAACGTCTAGCAGATGCAGGTTCATGACCAAGGGTTTGCTCTCCCCCAATCATTTCCATTGCTTCCTGTATTACTTCATCTATATCAAGATTAAAATTATATGTGCCTGATACTGCCATTATCTTTTAGCCCTTCTTCTCACAACTTTCTTTTTTCTTTTGAAGGTCTTGACGTTTGTAGGTTTGCCTCCTACTCCCTGTGCTTTTGCTCTCTTCCTTGCAACAGCACTCTTGATCTGACCTTTGCTCATGCTCCTTGCAGTAGACCTTGGTACGCATTTTGGATATTTCC